TTGAGTTTACGTCAATAGTAATAGTATGTTGTCCATTGTATAAACCTATGATATCTTGAATGTGCAAAGTGTCGTTTGTTAAATCGAACGCATCACTTGCATCATTTCCTGAAGTTGAAAGGCTTGTAAAGTCAATTAATTGTGGCTCTGAATAAAAGTTAAATTCATTCTTGTTTTTATACCACAAGAATAACTTCGTGAATCTTTCTTCACTTAGGAAGTTACCTAAGAAGCTGATTCCGTATTTTGTTTCAATGGCATCAAATATCTTTGACACACGAACTGCTGGAAATAACTCCTCATAGTGCATATGACCACTCGTGTGATTAAGGTCGTGAACTGAGTTTGTTGGAATAGTATAGTAAGCAGGTGAAATACTTGTTGGAGCTTGACCTGAATAAGTCCATACACGTTTGGAAGAAATCAATGGATATTTAACATCATATGTGTTAGCGTTATCTTCAATGCGATTCTTAACTTCCGTTCCTGTGTATTCGTGATTGTATGGAGTGTAATCCAAATCAGAAAGTAAATCCTCGCCAAAATAATCAAGCAAGGTTCTTCCTTCACCATAGAATGTTAACGTGTAGCTTTCCGCTTTTCCATCTTTTAACTTACTGCCCTCAATCTGAATCTTTCCACGTCTAAAGAAAGTTAAGTCAATTTCAATGAATGCATTTCGTCTGATGTTGTGGTCAATAGTTGAATTAACATCGGTCTGATAAAAGTGCTGAAAGATTTCGTTATTAAGTTCTGAAGCAGGAACAGTAAAGCTCTGTGAAAAGTCTGTGTACGTTTTGGAAATGTCCGCAACATTCTGCTGAGTAGAGTTTACCTGAATCTGTTCATCGTTGAACAGTTCGATTCTTTGCCCTTCAATATATACTTGTACCTTTCTATTCATTAGACAACAGAGTTAATTAAGTCGTAAGCATATTCAAATTCCAATTGATAGTTTATCATATGGTTGTTGATGCTCTTGAATAGTTCAGTTGATTTTGTGTTTATCTTCACAGGTGATTTATCTAATAGGATTCTTTCGCTTGCCATTAGTTGTTTAATCGTTTCTGAGAACGTTTCATTCACCCAATCAGTATTTACCTTGATTTGTTGTTTAAGGTTCGTGTTGAACATTTTTCTCTGTCCTTCCTGTATTGAGTAATTCGGATAGGTAGATTGCATTAAATTGTACTCCGTGTTTTCCATTGATATGGCTGTGCTTGATGCTTTGTAAAACCATTCAGTTTGCCAAGCTCCAAAACGATTCACAAAATCACATCTAACAGGTGTGTACTTGCACTCCTCTTTAGGTCTGAAAGTCGCACTCCAAATCACGCCACTTCCATTTGATATCTCTACTAAGTTTCCATCATTTAAATATGTTGGATATACCTTTGCCCAATCGTTAACGTTTGAGGTGTTCAAAGTAGAGAACTGAGTAGCACCTGTGCTTAAGTTTGTGTATGTAATTGAGTGACCAAATGCACCTTCAATTGTAATATGTCCCGTGTTACCTGTGCCATCCAAATAATATGTTGAACTAACTGGAGATAAGTGAACGTATCCTAAATCAGCATTGTATCCATCAGTATAATATCCGAAACCATCGAATGCTCTGCGTGTCTGAGTAGTTCCAACTTGAATAAAGATTGTACTAACTTTCTTGTATATCTTTAAACCTACCCAACACCATTGAGTTGCAGGAGTTACAGGATTACCTGTTGTAACTGATTGCAAAGTGTTGTGGTCAATGTACTCTTTTATGTATGGAGAAATGTCATAGTAAGTTGCAGGTGCATTTGATGATGGTATCTTCTTGCTTAATGTGTAAGCAGGTGAAGCGGGCATTGGAGTAGTGTTACCATTCCAAAGGAAGATTTCTATTTTCGTTTCAATCTGAGCAGTCTCATTGATTGTAACTATGTAAGGTGAGCGTGCAAAAATTGCCATTTATTTTTGTGTTAAGTATATTGATTCATTAAATAGTTTTACTGCATCTAATCCAAATGCTTCAATCAAATCTTCAGGTAATTGTTTAAACGCTTTCTCAAATGGTTTTGTAAAGAACATACTTGGGTAAATACCTTGATTAAAGATGTGTCGTGATAAAGCAAACTGAAGAGATTTTCTTGATACAAACTTTCCTTTCTTTCTCGGAGCTAATCCTTTTTTAACTGCCCACTTGTCAAATGCTCTTGGAGGAGGTGGTGAGTTAGTATATTTAAACGGAGTGTTGTATCTTTTCTTTTTACCTGATACCCCTTTGTCCTGATAGATACCGTATTCCTCCATTGAGAACTCCATCTCAAAAGAGTTTTTGTTTGCCTTAACCCTTCCCTCAATTGAATCATAAAGATTACCTCCGTCTTTTCCAAGTCGAGACAGGTTGTTCTTTGCCTGCTCGATTACATAGTCACGAAACTTTTCTAATTCTATTTGAAGCTCCGATTTAGTCATTCTCCTTTAAGTGCTTTCAGTTCATTGTACATAGCAAGAAGTTCTGCTTCCTTTTGTTCAATTAATTCTTCTGTAGTTGGTTCTTCTACTTCGATAAACTCAACTCGAACAAGTCCGTTGTCATCGTATATTTCGTTTCTTATTTCTGGCATAACATTAAGTTTTTTTGATTGATACCATTGGGATGTTTCCTGCTGCATAGGTTAAGGCGGTTAGTGTTGTTGGTATTGCATTAAATGTTGTACTTAAAAAACCATTTGTTGACCCTGTAAATGCACCGCTTGTTGAAAAACCATAAATAGAAGATTGCTGCATGAATGTAAATGAATTTAATGAATTATTAGCAATAAATCCAAGCCAATAAGTTGTACCTGCATTAAATGTAAAAGAGGTTGATGCAGTTTTTTGACCAAGTGTTGAACAATCTAAATCGGCACTTTCATAAAGTTTTGTTGTTGGTACTCCATTTACATCGGAAAAAATTAAAATTTTTGCCAAACCACCCACGGAAAGTGTAGTAACATTAATAGCCAAAGCATCGCAAGTAAATGTTTGATTTGGAAAAAATGGCATACAATACAATCTATTTGACGTAGCTACACTTGTCGTTGGAGCTGTTGAATATGTAATCCATAAATTAGTCCATTGTTGACTTACAATTGTTTTTTGAGCATGAATACCAGCGCCACCGCCACCACTTATTGTTAAGTTGCCACTACCTAAAACAGAACTTCCATTGATTGTTTTGATGTTAGTTCCTGAAACTAATACATTCTGCTTAGTTGCATCCTGTGAATCAACATATGAAGTTGTTGCTAATCCTGCAATACTTGGAATAGTAGGTTTGTTTAGAATCTGAGCATCACCACTTGTAGCATTCCAATCAGCATTCACGTTTACTTCCGCACCTGATGCAATACCTGCTAACTTATTCTTTTCAGTTGTGGTGTAGTCATTAGTGGAAAGTCCTTTACCTGATTCCGTGTTTACCTTGTTATCTAATTCACCTTGCAAATCAACTTGACTTGCTAAGTTACCTGTGATGCTTCCCCAAGATGAAGCCTGTGATGCACTTACTTCAACGTAAGATGTACCACTCCATCTGTAGAGTTTATTTGTGTCCTTTGCTACATACAAAATCTTTGCACTACCCGTTGCAGGGAATGCAGCCAAATTGTTATAGTCAAGGAACTGACTTGGGATGTTAATATTTATTGCCATATTAAATTGATTGTTTGATTGCTTAAAGTTGGATAAGTAGTTGTTGCTACCTGTGTTCCGTTTATTTGTACGTTAAATGTTGTATCAGGTAGAGTTAAAGTATCACCGCTTAGAATTGTAGCAGTATATGATTGATTCGAGTTTTGAACATATGAAGGTGAACAGTAAACTGCATATTGACCTGAATCGCAAATGGTCATATCGTTTGGAACTGTAATATCAAATGTCATTGTCCATCCTGCAAGATAGTTTTCAAATCTTTCCGTGAATGGTTCTAAGTTTGGTTCTCCTTCAACTACCACTGATGTATCCCATAGATTACCGTGAAGCATCTGTTGGTAACATCTGTTCAATACGTGATGCTGAGTATTTAATACATCTAACTCATTGTTGTTCTCTTGGAATAAATCAGTTACCTCAGCTTTGGAAATGTCTACAATATCCATTGCAAGAATAGATACGTTGAATGTTTGTGTGTTAGATTGAAGAGACGAACTATTCACCATTATGTGAGTTAATGGAAAGATAGTCTGCTTATTCAAGTCTACCTGAAAGATGTCACCTTGAGTAACCGTGTTAACTAATTGGTCATTGTCAAAATGCCATTTTAGTTTTTCTAATATCGTGTAAAATCCTGTCATCGTTTTATACTGCGTTCAAATTGTCTACGTTCGATTTCGTTTTTTTGCTTTTCAAAGACGAGATAGGTAAGACATTTAGTAAGTCTGAGTTCGGTAACTTCGTCAAATCTTGTAACGTCCCCTTGAGCAAGTCCATAAATTGATTGATACCATCCCCATCGCTTGGCAAATTGAGTTGTTTCTGAAAAGTCATTTGCAATTCCTTGTTCGTCTTCATCTCCTTCTCCAAATAATTCAGGGTAGCCTGCAATAACTCGCTTCCTAAATTCCAAAAAAAAACACTACTTGAGATTACCACATCCAAAGGTGCGAACTTCATCAACTCCTGAAAGTCAACATTCGGTTCATATGGCACAATATCGTACTTATCCTTTCTTGATTTGGAAATAGGTCTGTACATTACTGCCATTGCTTTGTGATAGTCCTCCCAATTAGTAAGATGATTTTCTAAGTCAACGTATTCTCCAAATGTAATTGCCTCAAGTTCTGGAATAAATCCAAACTCAATTTCGGTTTCGTTTGCTTTAATCGTGAATCTGTTCTTGAATGCTGGCTTCTCAGAGAATAACTTTGTGAAGTGAAGTATCAACTCATTCAAAGATGTTAGCTTCATTTTAACTACATCCTTTAGTGTAATGCCACAGAAGATTTCCACCATCTTTTGAGCAACAAATTCTTCATCATTGGAATCTGCTTGTACTTTCAAGAACTCTTGATAGTGCTTTAATGGAATTTCACTTAGGCTTGATGGAACGTTAATTTCTAACTTCATAATATTAAAACGATTTATTTAGTGTTTTGTTGTACCTGCACAATGTCGTAAGCTGCACATAACATTTGAAAGTGCAATCTCATTTTCATTGGTTCATCAAAGATAATCTTTATTCGTTTTCCTGTACGTTTGTAGATGTAATCTTCCACCACCGCCTTGAGCATAGGTAAATCATCTGATGAAGTATTTTCCATAGTTACTTTTTAATCCTAATGATTCCATCTCATGATAACGTAATGCATCAATAGCGTGATTGAAATGGTCAATAGGTACGTTTGTTTTATCACCGTCTTTCTTTAGTGACCAGCAATAACTCCTCAACTCTTTTATTAGGTTCGTGCTTTGGGAGGTAACTAAATACTCCTGTCGTTGCATGATGTCAATTCCAAACCTGATTGAATCAGTTCCTTTTGTTACGCCCTTAATCATTTTGCCGAACCTTCGAATCTCTTCAATTGATTTCGGTTCTGAACTATCAGCATAAATAGTAACGTGATTAGGTAACACCTTAGCGATGTCAGAGTTTACCATTCCTGTTCGATAACAGATTTCGTTTACTATCCGTTTACCATTCCAATTGTAGACTTCAATTGCTGAGGTAGGGTCATTCGTGTATCCAAAGTCAAGTCCGATTCCAATCAACTTAGCTTCGGTTGGTATTGTGTCGATTGTTTTCCAGTTGTTGAAGATTACTCCCTCAAGGCTTCCGATTTCTCCAAGTCCATACACACGCCACCAATTCGCCCAATAGGAACTCGTTGCTGCTTTCTCACGGTTCTTTTCTATTTGGCTTACGATTGATTCATCAAGTGCTTCGTTGTCCTTGTAGGTTAAGATAATGAAATCTGAATCAGGTTCGTCTTTCAGTTCAGTGTGTACCCAAAACTCATTTGCTGGGTTGAAGTCTAAGAATATCTCTTTCTTTGTACGGATGGAAAGCTCATTGTAAGATTCGAAGCTCACGTTGTTGCACTCGTTGATATAAAGGACATCACGCCTTGCTCCTCTGAGTTTAGATGAATCATCTGCCGAGAAGAACTCCATTACACTTCCATTGCCAAACTCATATCTTAGAAGTGACTTATTGAATCGGTCTTCAATGTAACGTCCAGTCCACCTCATGACCTTGATGAAGTCTTTTAATGCACCGCGTCGCAAATGTGGGATTGATTCAGCTACAACCGAAACTTCTAAGTTTGGATAGCGAGTACATCGGTCAATCAGAATTGGAAGTATCGAAAATGTCTTACCCGCACTCGTACCTCCTTGGATAATTTTAATTCTCTTTTTTAATTGCAGAATTTTTTTTATTGCAGTAGTTACTCTAAACATATTGTATTTCTATAACTCCTTTTTTAAGTCTACGATAAAACGTAGTTGTTCCAATTTCAAGATGAGATATTAAAGCGTTAACTGAATCAAATAAAACTCCATTAAATTTAACCTTTTTGCTTGATGGTGCTTGTGCATTTTTCAATCCTTTATTCCAAGGTACAAAACCTTTTTTAAATGCCGTGCTATTTCCTTCTTCTCCTACAATGTTACATAAGTTTTCAAGACCTAAAGACACAATGCAACTACGTTCTATTTCTAATGCTTTTTCTTTACTGATTCCGTTTACAATTATTTGGAATTGAAATCCGTTATTATTCCAAACGTACTTTCTCCATTTTCTATTTCGCTTTGAACCTCCATCAAATACTCTATCGTTTTTACCTATGCCCACATAAAAACATTCTCCTGTGATTATGTTGTTGTGAGTGTACACGTAGTAGTTATTCATTATCTGATAATTCATCAAGGTTAAACAATGGTTGTTCTGTTACAATTGTGTTTTCTACTTTCTCAGTTAATCCGTTTAAACGCTGTGTGATTGATGCGTTGTATTGTCCAACCATACCTCCCTCGATTTGGTCTCTGCGGATTTCTTTGCGTATGTGCGTACAGATGGGGACAAATTCTTCATATCTTTTTTCCACATTCTTAAAATACTGTTCAATGTGAAAGCCAAATTTATTCAAAGTCCATATCTCAAAGCCTTCTAAAGTCAATGGAACTTCAAGTGGTTCTGCAACCATGTCACCGCTTCTTTGGTTCATTACATATTTGTAGCGTGGGTTTTCTTTTACGTATGTCTTATATGCTTTGAACATATCTAACATATCATCAGGTGCTTCAACCTTTCTTGGTCTTCCTACTTTTGCCATTTTTTATTTCGTGTTTTGGTGGTATTTAAAGTGATCTAAAAATTCATTCTCATCTATCTCTTCAACGCACATTAATCCATCTGCGTCTGTTAAGTAAACCACATAGTGAAATCCTTGCTTTGATAGATACTCTGTTACTTTGTTAGCAGCTTCTATCATTTCCTTACCGTGGTCAACTAAGTAGTATCTCATTTCGTGTTTATGCAGTTTCCTCTTCTTTGTACTCCTGCATTACTCGTTGCATCTTAACTACAATCTCTCTTAAGCAACTTGCACATGATGTTGGTTCTTGACGTACTTTGAAGATACGGTTGTATATCTTTAGGATTTCATCTTGCTCACTTGGTTTAATCGTGTTTTTGTACAATACCTGAGTTTCGTTTAAGTAATTGTATTCAACTTCCGTTAAGCACTCTGGTTTGTTATATGGGAACATCGCATTGAGCTTTGCTTTGCGTGCATCACATCCACAGTCATCTCCTGCAATGAACTTAACGAGTTTCTTAATTCCTGTTGCTTCTGTGATTTGTTCTATTGTATCTCCTAATCCTTCAGCTTTCTTTCTTGGTGTTCGTGTTTTTGCCATTTGTTATTTTTTAAAGTGTTCCTTACTTAGTTCTGCTAAATCATTTCTAAGCATTTCTATTTCTTGTTTTAAATCAAAATTATCATTCCATAATTCCTTAATCTTGGCGTCTTTTCTTTTCAATTCATCTATTTTTTGTCCGATGAATGTATTCAATACTTTTAAAACGTGCTTCATAGTTACTTTATTAATTCAAAATCTTCATTTAAATAATCCTCAAATTCTTCTCCAATTGCTTCTCGAAGTCTTTCCTTGCAGTTTTTTAACGTGTTGAAGATAGATGTTAAACTGATATCTGTCTCCTCTGCTATTTCACGCATTGATAAGTTGGTGTCTCTGTACAAATTGAAGAGCTTTATATCATACCAATGCCAAGTATCTACCTCTTCCTGTATCTTTTGTTCAATTAGATTGAATGCTTCGTGTTTTTCTAAGTTGGTTTCATCGTAACTTAGCTTGATGCATTCGTCAATTGATACGCTTTCTATTTTCTTTGCTCGCAAATGGTCAATGTAAACGCTTCTAAGAATAAGCCACATTATGTTCTTGTTCACAGAGTCAGTTACAATCTTATCTATATGATTTAAACGTATTATTTTGATATATGTTTCTTGAACTATATCCTCTGCAAGGAAGTATTCACCAAAGCTGTTGACTATTCTAAGCCAATCTTTGTGATGCTTTGCAAGTGTTGAAAGTTTATCCATTGATTAAATTCTAATCAAACATACGATGAAAATCTAAACAGGTAGTAAAAAAGTTTTCAACAATTAAAAAAGCCAGTGGTTAAACTGGCTCTAAATTGTTTAAGTAAATCTCCCTTGAAATGTAGTTGTCTAACTTTACAACAGTGCAGAGTGTTACGTCTTTACCTTGTAGGAATTTGTCTATCTGATATTGATGGAACTTTCCTGTGTTAGATTTTATCTCTTGAACGATTTGATTCCGTGTTTTGGTACGAAGCAACATCACTAATTGCTTTCGCAATCCTCCCTCATCAATGTACATTAGAACGGTAGATCATCAACATCATTTGATACAGGAACTCTTTCCATTGTTTCAGGTGCAACATAAGGTTCTGAAAATGCTGCTGAGAAGAAACTTCCATTCTTTCCTTGTTTAACCCATAACGCTACTTCCATTCCTTTTCCGTTAACGTTTACTTTACCTCTGTAATCAGGTTGATTTGCACTCGTTTTTTTGTCATTTTTAAAGATTGCTCCTGTGTTTACTTTGTTTTCCATTGTATATTTATTTAATTGTTACTAAAATACGCCTCGCCAAATCCATGACACCAGGTTAAAAAATCCGTACAATGCCAATGCTAATACTGACAATGTAATAATAATAGCTAAGTTCTTTTCTTTCATTTTATTTTTGTTTAAAGGTTTTTACTTCATCTTTTAATCTTTCTAAGTACAGACAAAAGTCCATAGCTTCCTCCTGAGCATGATTAAGCCATTCTAACGCATCTAAATCAGTTCGTGTTAACATAGTTCCATATTTATCTATTCCACGCTGTGAACGTTCGTAAAACTTACTCATTACTTTTAATACAATCGGGTCTTCTACTTTCTGATTCATGGTTCAAGTTCTATTGTGTTTTTCATAAATTTTATCTCACGTTGTAAATTAAAGTTAGTTTCTTTTAATTCCCTTATCTCCTCGTAAAGTTTGTCAATTTTTAAATGTTGCTCCGAATTTTTATCAATTAATTCAACGATCATTTCTTTTATCAATTCTCTTGCTTTCATAGGAAATTAATTAAAGTGTTGTAATATTCTCTGCAAAGCTCTACTTGCTCCTTTATTCTTTCAATGACTGCTTCGTCTTTCTGTACATAAAAGACCTTCACTCTGCGATTCTTTGGAATGTGGCTAAAGATATGTTTCTTTTGGATTTCATCTCTTAGGTCTAAACTTTCCTCCATTAGATTCAACTTCCAGTGAGTGCGTCTTATTTCATCCTCAACCATCAATTCAGGTGTCTCAACTAAGCAGTAACAAAGCATTGACTGTTGTTTACCTGTTAGCCACATATAGCCTTGCAGTTGGTAAAAGTAATCCTTTGTAGGTATTTCAGTCTCAAAGAATGGAAACGTTGTGCCATCCCAAGAGCTTTTAACATCTAACAATACTTCCTCCGTGTTTACATCGGGAGTTCCTGTAATCCAATCGTTTTCAAAAAACTCCTCATTCTTGTAAATGAATCCAACATCAAGCACTTCGTTTACTAAGTTGATTGATTCGTTTTCAACTTCGTTTCCTTTGTCAGTGTAACGTGAGCTGAACTCTTTTCTGATTCCGTATTTATCCTGCAATACTAACTCGTGAATGTAAGTCTTTGCAGTCTGTGAAAGCACCTCACTCTTATTGCGAGGTGCTGACATTATTTTACCTATAGCAGAGCATCTAACTTTCATAACGTGTTCAGTATATCAATTTGACCATCTGTTAAAGCAAACTTATCTTCCAATGATTGACGTGTTATCTTTCCATCGTTTAATGCTTTGACTGCATCTTGAAATCTTTTAGCATCTAAAGTTTGTTTCTTTGGTTGTGAAGGTGTGTTATCTTTTGAATCGGGGTCTGATTCCGTTTCGTCAATTAAGAACAATCCGTTTAAAGCATATTTACGAGCATAACTTGATGCAGTTCCTGTACATTGTTCAGATGACATTCCTTTGTGTTCTCCAAGCTCTGCAAAACCGCAAACTTCTACTTCTCCTTTTTCAAAAGAAATAATTGCAGTAGCCTTTAAAAATAACTTGTTTCCTATTGCTACAATATCATCAGTTAAAGTTAAGATTGCTTCGTGTTTTAATAGCAATGGTTTAAGTGATTCAAGAATCTGCTCCGCACTTCTGTACTTGTACTTACCGAATGAGTTGAAGCTACCTTTTGGACATTTTAATTCTGCCTGAATTTTTAATAAATTTTTCATAACTTGGTTTTTAAGTTTAGACAAAGATATAAATTTATTCCATATCTTTTACTTTTTGTTTATATTTTTTTATGATTTCCTTCAATTCATCTTTTGTAAACTTACGAGTTACTCTTGCTTTGGCTTCTAACTGACTAAATCTTTCTGCTCCAATCTTAGTTATTAGGTTTGCTCTATACTCAATTAGGTTACCTGATAAGAAACTATTGCACCTTTCACATTGAACATGAACATTATCCTCATCAAATCGAACATTCCAGTGGTTGTTAGCGTTCCAAAAATGTCCTGCATTAGATTTCTTAGGTATATTTTTACAAGATATGCAAGTTTCGTTTTTATCTCGTTCACGGATATACTTATTGAATACAATCTGAGCTGCCTTTACAATGTCCTGCACTGTTTCTAACTCAGCTTTCATTTTCTTTTTCGTCTTTTGCCATTGTTTTAATTTGATTTCATCAGAGAAAGCTCGTAAGCAAATAGATTCTGTGCAGTATTTCATGTTAAATCTGATTGGTTCAAACTTTGCTTTGCAGTTTTTGCATCTCGGCATCAGTCTAAGTTTATTGTTTCGTCAATCCATTGTCTAAATAGCAACTGCAACTGTACTTGTTGCTCGTATATTTCATTTCGTTTTTCTCCATAGACCTGCAATACTTTATAATCTACTTTTCTTATCTCGTCTGCAAGAATGTTTGCTTTACGTTTTAAGTCCTGCTTGAATACAAATTGGTCATTAAGATCCTCAATGAAGTCTGCTAATACTGGAAGCACTGCTGATAGTGCTACTAACTTTTTCTCTTTAATCATTTTTCGTGTTTTTATTGGTTAACTAATTCTTTTAATGCTTTTTCGTAAGCTAAATGTGCATCATATTCATTTTCATAATAACCTAAAATTATTTCTTTTTTATCTATAACAATCCTAGATCTAAATGGCTTAGATTTTATTTTAGAACGACTAACTCCAGTTAAATTTGAAAATATATTTTTCCTGTCCTTGGATACATTTTCTCTAATCGATATTATTTGTAAATTATCTAAATTATTATCAAAAGAATTATTATTAATATGATCAACACATAAATCTTTTTCATTAATATCATAGTTTAAAAAAGTAACAGCAACTAATCTATGTATCCTATGTCTAATTGCTTTACCATTTTTACTTAATTTTATAGATAAATATCTGTATTTCCCATTTCTTTTACTGCAGCCTTGTGGTTTTAATATATTTTTATTATTTCTAACTTGTCCTAAATTACTAACTTGATATAGTCCTTCGTAATCAGGGATGTCTTTCCATATTTCAATCATAGCTCAATATCTTTATATTTTAATTCATGTTCTAATTCTTCAATTCGTTTTTTCAATTCTCCGTTTATATGCAGACATCTGTTGATTTCTCTTCCTTGCAATCGAAGTTCTGTTTCAAGTTCTTTAATCGCTAATTGAACCTGCTTTAAATCGTTCTCTGTGTCTTTTGCTCCGTTGATGAATGCAACTGCATCAGGCTTTCTTTCTTCTAAATCTTCTCTTGTTAGTTTCACTTTCCAAATGTTCTTTTGAATGAGTGATTTTATGTGTAGTAATTTTAATCCGATGTCCATTAAAAATTAGTGTTTTGTTTAATACTGTTTAACTTTTGTTCAATCATAGTTAATTGCTTTGATTCGTCTTTTTGTGGAGCTGCAAATATCTTTTGGTATACATTAGGAGCAGTAATTTCCTGTTCAAAGTAACTCAATCTTTCTTTATCAAACCATATTTCAATTTTACCAATGTTTCCATTTGAACGTGGCTTAATCTTATTGAAGTATATTTCTGCAAGATTGTATGTTGGGTCTTCCCTGTGTACTGTAACCATGCATTTCCCACTATTAAACCATTCAGAACCGCCTTTTAAATCATAAGGATTAGGAGGATTTCTTTTTCCGTTTTCCTTTTCAGTTAGTTTCGGGTGAATAATTGTATGTAAATGTAAACCATTATCCTCAGCAATTTGATTTCTGTATGGCAAAACATACTCTAAGTATTGTGCATATCCTCCGTATTCATTGTATGGATGGTTTAAATCTTTCCAACTATCAATTGAAGCAGTGTGCAAATCATCTTTCTTTTTTATTTCAACTGCCATATCCCAAAATTGAATAGGAGTTAACTTAGCTTTAATATCTGCTCTTGTTAAAACTTTAAAGTGTTGAATCACCCAATCAATGGCTTGTGTAATTTCTGAATCTTGTATTACATTTCTATCATCAGGATTAAAACTTTTACCTGTCTTTTTATGGATCAAATCTGCTATGATTTCAACATTGCTTCCTACATCTGGAAAATAAACTAAATGCTTCCATCCATAAAACTTAGATGTGTTCATTAAACATTCCATTAAAACCTGTGTTTTACCACTCATTGGAAAACCTGTCCAATCTGTACAGTTACCTAATGACATTGAGTAATGTTCATGCAAACTTTTAAATCCTAAATACTTCCCTTTTTGATGATAATTATCTCGGTGTTTAAATAAGTCAGTTATTACATCTCCTGCTTGTGTTATTTTAAATCCGTTTAGCTCCATGGTGCTTTCCATTTATTAGGTTCGTTTATTTCTTCTATTGTTTGTATCTTATCCCAAAACAAACCCTGCCATCCCATTTCAATAGATTTGTTTATTACAAACTTACATTGTTCATTTGTATAACTTTCCATTTTCTTTAAAATAGTATTTATCGTTGCCTGACTTAATGCCTTACGAATAGACTTTCTGTAATCAATCCAAGCATCTAAAATGATTTCTTTTTCATTCTTTTCTTTCTTATCATTCTTGTTTGGTGTCATTTGCGTTTCATCTGCGTTTCGTTTGCGTTTCATCTGCGTTTCATCTGCGTTTCTTTCACCTTGATAAGTATCATAGTTACAGATAGTTAAGCGTGTCGTTAAGTGTTCCGATTTTAATACAATCATTGAGTCAGCTTCGAGCAACTTCAGAAAACGTCTTACCTTAGACTTATCACAATTCCAACGCCTCGCAAACGTATCTAAACTGCATAGTGTTTCACCCCTATGACACGTCAAAACAGTACCTTTAATGTTTATTTTTTGCTCTGAGTGATTAACCAACGTAAGTAAGTCAATCCAATTTCTGAATTTCCAAGCATCTTCAAAAATCCAATGAGAAGTAATTTCTCTGTCTAATTTAATCCACGACTTCATTTAACTGCCTTTAAATAGTAAAACCCTATCAGCGTTCGCAAGGCAGTGCTACTAACCAATAGGGTTTCTAATAATGTTTTCTTTACGGTCTGCCTACCGATATACAAATATAACGCAATTATTCAATTATTGTTTTGTAATGATCATAATAATTTTCTTTAATTCGTCTTTTTATTATTCTCAAATCGTATAACTTATTGCAATACATAATATCTTCAACTAAATTACGCTTTGGAGGCTCAAATTTCAATCCTGTTAATTCAGCAACGTAATCACTAATTTCAGTTGAATAAATGTCAGCATATAAATCAGACATTATTTTGTGAGTCTTTATGTTGTGAATAACTGAAGCATGGTGTTGATTAAACATTTCACCTATTTGCCTGAAATTCATCCCTAATTCTCGCAGCTTACTTTGTAAATAACATTTACGATAAATTATTTCTCGTTTTCTGTTGCGTGCATTCAAACCATCTCGTTCAATTAGATAGTTTATTTTATCTATAAACTCACTCATTTGTTCCAATTTAGAACATCAAATTGTTCGATTTTAAAACTACCCATATTAAAACGTCCTGTTTCAATTAAGTCCATTTTCTTCCAGTACGCTAAACTTTTTGATGTAAAGATCCACTCCTGTACTGTTGCCATTCCTATTTTATAAATTAGTTTGTATCTCATAGCTTTTCTATTTCTTGTTTAACCTCCCTATAATATTCCGTAACATTCCTATTTTGCCAATGATGCTCGTGTAAAGACTCAATTACTTCATCAACTGCAATCAATGCACATTCTATTGCCGCTTCCAAACAAAGAGGATACTGATGTAAATGAATCATTGGTTTAATTAATTTATCAATTAACTCTTCCGCTTTTTCTCTTGGTGTCATATCAATTTTTTATAGTTAATAATCATTAAAATAAACATACAAATGTACATAGGTAGCACTATGTAAACGTGGACAAACTCTACAAATTTTCTTTCGTTTTTTTTCATAGCTTCTCATTAAATTTAATTTCACATATTCTTTTGTACAGTTCCTCATTAAATGTACCTCTGATTGTTTCGTGTGATGATTTGGTTGCCCAGAACCTTTTCATCAGTTGCAATCTATATACCATACAAGTAAAATTCACGTTCTTCATCTTCATCTCGCATTAAAAAATTTAGTAAAAACTCGCTATTATAATAAGCTAACTCTATCATTTCAGTTATCCACTTAGTATAACCATCTGTAAATTGCATTATGTTTTCTGTATAAGGGTCTTCATCTGTGTACCAAAATCCTTTTTTAGGCATTACTACATAATCATATCTACCATCCTCATAATTAAAACTTGTTGTTTGCCAATCCAAAATAACATAAAAAGAAATGTTCCCTTTTTTATATTCGCAATGCATTTCTGAATGATTGTAATCAAATACAACAAATCCAATTTGATTAAATTCTTGTTTTAGTTCTTCGTAAGTCATCGTTTTAGTTTTTAGTAAATAGTTTTCCGTATTGCTCTAATACAGGCGATTGAACGTGCTTAGCTTCGATTACAGGCTCTTCATTCGTTTCAACATAGTTTGGTTGCGTAACGGTAAAATAACCCACCACAGTGAACACTAATGATAATGCAAATAAAGTTCCTAAAATGTCCTTTTGTGTTTCGTTTAAATTTTTCATAGTCCTAAAGATTTTACTAATTTATTAACTGTACTCCATCGTGTAATTGCAGATTGAGTTATTTCATTGTCTAACCCTAATAATGCAATGGCTTGCTGAACTGCTTCGTATAATGCTTTTTCTTCAAGCATAATTACGTTAATCATTTCTTGTTTTTTCATAGCGTTTAATTTTTGTTTGTGAACTAATTATATGCAAATATAGAAATAAGGTTTCAATTATCAACAAATATTTTTCACATTTTAACAAATTATTTTTGAATTGCTTGTATTTACTGGGAAAATTTATACCCGATAAGGTATTAATGTAAAGAAATTGGATTGAATTTCTTATCTTTATACTACAAAAGATATAAATATGGAAGCTAAAAGATTGATTTACGCATTAAAATGTCCATTTACAAATTCAATACATTACATAGGTAAATCTACTCAAGGAATGATTCGCCCTTTACAACACCTCAAACAAAGTCATTCTAATAAAATTAATCAATGGGTAAATGAACTTCAACAAATAGGACATTGTCCAATAGTTGAAGTATTGGAATACTTAAATATAGATGATGATATAGATATAAGAGAAAGATATTGGATTCAAAAAGAATTAAATAAAGGTGCGTACTTGTTGAATAGTATTTTAGTTAGTCCTTTATTAATCACTCCTAATTTAGAACAAATTCTATCAGATGACAATGGATTCAATATGCTAAAAATAGCAAATTTTGTTAAAGAAAAAAGGAGGCAAATTAAAATGACGCAACCAGAATTTGCTGAAAGATTTGGCATATCTTTAAAAGTTATTCGTAAAATTGAACAAGGAAAATCAAATATAATGTTAGATGGATTACTTGAAGTCTTACATATATTTGGATGTACTATTGATATAGTTCGTAATGTATCCTAACTTGTAACAGAATAATGGTAAAATATTATGCAGATAAACGGAATAAAACCGATTTCATCCAGTTTATGTGACAAAAAAAAGGGTCAACGCTTTCAACTGTCAACCCTTTCTTAAAACCTAATTAGCTATGAAAGCACAAATATACTAAAATATGTGAGTAATTCGGCAGACCTGCCCGAAATCTTTGTGATGTAGGAATCCCTCTACTGCTTTTGGTGAATGTTGGTATCCATTTCTGTGATGCCAAGAATCAGTTCCTGATGGTGAACGCAGTGATTCAACTGTGCATCCAACGTAGTCTTTACTTGTTTTATGGTGAACGTGATGGGTGTAAACATACCTGTGCTTAGATAAGCTCCACTCGTGTGAAAACTCGGTTGCCATCAATAAAGGTAGGTCTGCGTTCTTTGCTCCATCTCCGTGTGTAGTTCCAATTAGATTACGACCATACAAAAAACCTTTACGATGAGCAATACTACAGTCAAAAGTAATATTCTCGCAATTGCGAAACCAAGTCTGGATAACGTCTGCCAAAAAGAATCCGTGTGTGTAATCGTGATTGGAAGGATTAAAAGTAAAGTGAACATCAGCAACTGCCAATAGTGTTTCAAGGATGTCAACATATAATTGTTTTGCGATTAGAAAATTAGAATACCACATTCCATCTGTGTCCTGTGGAGTGCCTGAAGTAGTTTGACGTTTAGGAGTATCAATGTGAAGGATGTCATTACCTCCAATAAACAGAATCTTATCAATGTTAAACCCTGAGCTTTTATCTAAGATGCCCTGAACACCTTCTTTAACACGTTGAACTGCAATCTGATTGTTGTAGTCCTCACCTGTTTCAAATGCTTCACAAAGTTTTCCGATATGAATGTCGGCAGGGTCTACAACTAACAAGTGACCATCCGTTGAAGGATTACGAAAGATTGTTGGATATTCAGGTTTGAATTCTCGAATGTCATTTAAGATTGCTTCCTGTAATTCCTTGTAATTTGTTTCCTCCGATTCCCTAAAGTTTGGATTCTTAAAGAATAAAGATGCGTTTTTAGATTTTAACCATCCGTGTTTTACATCCTTATCATCTAATCCAAGTCCATTGGATTCTAATTTGATTGCCCTATATGAATTTAAGATTTCTATCTCATCTTCCTGCAATCTAAAGCGTGTCTGTTTATTCATTTGAATAGTTTAGGCAGAAGTTTTAACCTACTTCTAAAGGTTTCACTTAAGGATAACCGTAAAAGGAATCCAAGAATAAATGCAATAATAACAAAAATCCAACGAGTTTTGTATTTTGTGATGTATTTGTTTTGAAACTTTACCTTTTGAACCTCAGCGTTAACTACTTTGGTTTTGTACTTATATTCAATCTTTGTTTCATATCGTGTTTTAGGCACGTAGGAAGTCTTATAACGAACTATCGTATCTTTCTGAACAATTACCTTCTCCCAGAAAATAGAGTCCCTTAAAACGTAAGGAATTGAATCTATTGAACTAATAGTAATTGTGTCTCCTGTTTCATCACAACGATAGCCTTTTTTCATTGCTTTACGCAGATGGTAATTAGCTGAGCAGGATGCAAGTAATAAAACTAAGATTACAAATCTCATAGGCTCTGAAGCATTTTGATTACTCTTGGACACGGATACATATCTGATTTATCTTTACGCACTGAGTTATGTGTGAAGATTCCCTTGCTTCCTTTGAATGCTTCCTTATCAATTGCCCAGATTTCGCTTCTGTATTCCTTAGGAATGTCATATGTATCACAAAGATAAACTACTAATTGACGAAGTGATTCAATTTGAGCATCAGAGTATTTGTACCAATACTTATATCCTTTGTAAGGTGTTTCAAGTTCAGTAACGTAAGATGGATTAACAACGCCACCTGCATAGTTATAATACTTATCACCTTTCTTTTTAAGATAACCCCAGTTGCAGACTTCAATTCCAACAGATAGTTTGTTTAGGTTAGAATACTTCGCACCATTACGTGCAAAATCCTCTTGGTCAATCCCTAAATGCCACGCCCAATGCTTAGATGAAAAGCACTGTACAATCGTTCCGTTTTCACCGATGATAAATGCAGTTGCGATCCTTGAATCGTTGCCGTTCCAATAACGAGAAACCCCTTCAGCATTTCCATTACCTGCAGTATGGTGTAGATAGATTTGTGTCTTAGGTGAAGCCTCAGCAAAATACTGATTGTCTTTTAAACGTACTTGCTTGATTGCTTGAATGTCTAACTTTTTCATTTTAAATCCTCCATTTGTTCCTTAGAACGTTTTAAAAACTTTACAAATCTGTCCCAAACATTAACACCTGTAACTGAATGATAGCTTTCATTGATGCTTTTAATCTCAGTAAACACGCAGAACGTTGTGAATGCTTTGGTCAACACTAAATCAATTGCTATGAAATGCCCTAATAAATCCGCTACAACGTACTTTTCAAGTAAAAAGATAAATACTATCGCACCGCTATATAAAAGGCTCTTAGAAATCGTGTGTGAAAGTCTGCGTGAACGTATTGATGCCCATCCGTTTTTCTTTACGCTTCTCCATATTCCGAAAGCAGTATCCAAAATGATAAACATAATAGCGATTATAACCAAAGGTTTTACAGGTGCGAGTATTGTCAAAACAGAGAATGCGAATATTGAAAGTTTAGTTTTCATTTTGTTTTAGTTTCTGAAGGAAGATTTGTAGTTTCTTTACATTCTCTTTTTTAGGTTTATAAACCACGCCTTTTGGACGTTGCGATTTTACAGATACCATCCTATATAATTATTATTAGAATCTGGATACATATCGTTGTTTACGTTTGCTCTGTACTCAGGAAAAATGTCATTGTTAAAACTCATATAACTAATAAATCGTTCTGTATAGTGTTGAGCAATTGAACGTTCTTTTTCCAATAGATAGTCCACTTCGTTTTTATCTACGTTCTCAGAGTTCTCAGATGAATGCTTGTAAACTCCTTTGTTAGCGATTGTGTAAGCAGCAAAAGGTAAATACTCAACCATACCCCAATGTATCAGCATAGGCTTAACGTAGGTTTCTACTAAGGATTCATAGTTACCTGTCAATGTATTGGCAATTATGTCCGCTTGTAGTTTTTCAAATAACTTAGAACCTAAGTAGTTCTGAATGTGAATATCCTGTGCAATCTTGACAAACTGAATGAATTTATCTACATCAACGTTTCCATTCAATGCTGTGAATTTAACGATGTCGTTGCGTGTTATGAATAGTGCTTCTGCCATTATTTAACGTCTGATGGTAAGTTTTTATTTTTTGGGCTAAATCCTTTTAAAGGTAGGTTGTTAGGATAGATTGAAACTTCATATGGGTTAGTTACTTTAAATCCTTTAACTGAAGCAGCACTTGTCCCTATCTGTGCATATCCATCTTCAATTTTATTTAAATCAAGCATGAATGTTACACGTTCGAACTTATGGTGGCATCTTGCTCCACCTTTGAATTTAAAGATATCATAAGTATTAGCACCACCTTCACCAAAGCCTGGATTAACTGCACGCTTGCTCATTTCTTCAATGTCCTCTTTTCTGAAAAGTCTACTTTGCTTTGCCATCATAGCTTTACAAAATGCTCTATCAGGATTTTTATTACCTGTATATCGGTAACGAACTTTGAAGTATTTTAAATCACCTACTTTTTTATCCTGTGAACTCTTTTGATTTGGTTTTGGATTACCTGTACTGATGAAATTATAAAGTTTAGATAACAAAGATTTGCTTGGTTCTAATTCCAATTCAGCATTCAATAAAGCATTATCTAATTCATCTTCATCATCTGAAACTTCTCTTGAATCTACCTCAACCCATTCTTCAGATAGTTCATCAGAATCAACCTTGTTTAAGATTTCTTCTAAATCCGTGTTTACTTTGCTTAACAATTCAGGATTCAAATCACTTCCACCTGATTCAGGTTCTAATCCAACGATGCTTCTGATTTCATTTGGAGTCAATGTTTCAATTACTTTGTTAGCTACTAATGGAGATAAGTTTGTAATTGCATCAATCAATCCTTTGTTCACTCCTTGTAATGTTAAGTCACCTGCTGAATCTAATGGATTTAATTTAACAAACTGAAGTCTTAAAGTGATACCATTGAAGTTAATTATCTTATCAATTGCTGCAATGATTTCATCCTGTAATGGACGAATAACCATGTTTTCATATAAGATAGTAGAGTTTCTTAGTTCATCTGCGTTACTTGAGAATCCGTTTGTGGATGCAACACCAAATAATAAAGGAGAAGTTACGTTATGACCTAACATAATCTTTCTCATGCACTCCTCTGAAAGATATGTGTAGTGTTCAGGTGCATCATTTAGTGGAATATCTTCAACGGTTGTCTTAGCTTCAGCATTATCATTGAATGCAACGATTACTTTTTTACCTAAACTTCCAGTGAGCTGGTTCATTACTTTGGAAGTAATCACGCTTTGTTGCTCTTCAGTAGGAACGCCGTTATTAAAGTTAACTACTTTCGTTCCTGAGAATCCATTTTGTACTTCGTTGATTAAATAATCTGCTATTGATTCCTCCAATAGTGCATACGGAAGTGCCCCTTGATAGTCTGGATAAGAATAGTATTTCATACCTACTGCGTAAGGCTTAGAGTATAGTATTTCTACCTTTTCTTTTGAAGTACCAAATGCAGGGAATCTTACGGGTGCATAGCTTTTAGTATCACTCCAATCATCTGAATAATAATATCCTGTAATTTCACCATCTTTATTGCATTTCTCAGCACGCAATAAGTTAACAGGCATATGATAAGCCTTAATTATTCTATCGTGTTTATCGTTATAATGAACTTGGAATGCAAATTGACCTAACATTTTACGGTCAAAGATTACTTTCTTTAAATCTTCATTGTCAATTGTAGCACATAGAGATGCCCATTCATTAGGTTTCTTAGCAGAATCCAATGCACTTAATCCACGTCCGTAAACTAAACGTGCAACGTTATTAATGATTGCTGAGTTCGTTGTGGAGTTCGTGTGTCTGTCAATCAAGAATTGAAAGAAATCATTGTTCTCACCAAAATCCACCCAATTCTCACGTTTCGATTCCTGAATAACTGGAGTCGTGTAAGCACTTAGGTTTAATATGTGTAGGTTATTCATATACGATAAATTCGTTTGTTGTTTGATTCGAAATGTATTGACCATCGTTTACAGTATATGCACTGATGGTTTGGTCTGTGCAAAATACTTTGTCTTTATGGCAGATAGTTGCACCGTTGTTTAGTAGTAATGTGTATGTATGTCCTTCAACAAGTGCAAAGGTTGCAGTAACCGTGTTTGCATAGCCTCCCTGAGTTGAACTTGTAATGCTTATTGAAGTTGTTACATTGGTTTGTTCATCAGTGATTGACATCGTTGTGTAATTCTCGAATCTCGGAATGAAACTAAATGTCTGAGCTGAAGTAGATGTTGTTAATACTATCATATGTATTAAACGACAAAAGAAAGAAAACGTTTTAAAATAGAAAAGGGTAACCGAAGCTACCCTAATCACGCTATGAAAAGAAAAGTATTATGCTGTTACGATAGTAGCATCATCGAACAAAGTTGCTAAAGCATCTTCAGTAGAACAGTTAACCAAATTAGCTAACAATTTTTCTGTACCTACCATAGTCAAAGTGTAACCATTTAAGTCACCCATTGCAGCACCGTTCATTACGTTTGCAGTAGTTAATTCCATTCCGTGTTCAATACCTGCAAGGAAGTATTGTCCGTTTCTGTTTCTTACTACAACGTTAGGACGTCCGTAAGCTAACAATTTAACATTCTTGTGTGTTGTAGCATCTTGTTTTTTCAAAGTGAAAGTTAAAGTTTGCTCAACAAAAGTTGTTCCGTTCTCACGAGATGAAGTAATTACTTGGTCAAAAGTATTTGCTCCTTTTAATTCGTATTTGTACAAGTTAGTAACACCTGTTACTGCTGAAACTGTATCTGTTCCAACCGTGTAAGTTACTCCTGTTGTGTAATCATAATCTCCAAAGTTGATAAAGTAGATAGCATCAATACCACCTACTGCATCTTTGCATGGTTCTAAGCGACCATTTGCGACCTCACATGACATATTTTTAAATTTTAAATGTTATAAAAAAGGGAGGAGTGCTTTACCCCTCCCCGATTAATTAAGTTAATTAAGATTAGTTAGCAGAGTTTGTGATTCCGTAAGTAACCATATCCTCAGCAAATCCGTATTTTGCATCAGCAGTAAATCGCATGATAACACGAACGTTCTCAGAACCATCAAGGTCAGCCATGTCTAAAACTTTAACTTGGTTCATGTCATTCATCAAACCTGTAGCGAAGTGTAAGTTAGAAGTTGTAGTTGCGATACCTGTGTTAGCAGCCAAACCGTTTGCCATGAAGATTGGTAAACCATCGAAAGACAAAGAACCGTTTGTATACCATTGTGTACCTTGGTTGTTAGTACCGTTAGCACCTAAACCTGAAGCACCGAATCCACCCAAAGCACGGATATATGCTTTAACGATGTTTTGAGATAAGTACAATTTCAAGTCTGGTTGTCCGTACATACGAGCAGGAATAGCGTCTACCAATTTACCGATTTCAGCAACAACGTTTGCAGCAGTAACAGTTGTACCAGCAACTTCTTGAGCAGATGGCAATGCAGCATCAGCAGCGATTTGTACAGCGATTCCGTCAAATTGACCAGCAGTTCCGTTAGCACCTGTCCAGATTGTTGTTTCCATAGAGGAAGCAACTTTGTCAGCAACGTATCCGATTAAGTAATCAGCGAAAGATTTAGGTAAAACATCAAATGCAGAGTAACCCATCTCAGCGGCTTGCCATGTAGAATGAAAATCTTTTTTGCACAATTGTAAATTTACTTGAAACTCTTCAGGTTGAAGAACACGCTCAGTTAATGTTACTGTAGATGTAGCGGAAAAATCGCATGATGCATTAGCAATCACAGAATCTGTACCGACTTTCTGAATTACTTGTTTGTATTTTACATTTGGGTGAATAGTCATTCCACCTTGCTCTAATGTTGGAGCAGATAATAGGGCAGCAGCGATGTATTTTCCGCTAAACTCGCCACTATAAGTTGTAGTGATGCTGGTTGTAGTAGCCATTTTTTAAAATTTAATTAGTTAATAAATTATTTGTTTAATTTTTCAAAGATTGAATCCAATGTTGTTCTTGCTTTTTTGTTTGAGAACTTCATCATTTCAACTGGATTCGTGTTTTCTGGATTAAAAGAGATTGGTTTTGGCTCTTCTGAAAGTTCGGTTGCTTCAACTGCAACTTCGTTAACTTTAGAAAGCAATTCCAATTTAGCTTTCAATTCAATATTTTCGTTTTTAAGTGCTTCGATTTCTGAGAAGAATGTTTCTTTTACGATTGATTCAACTGTTTTCTTAGGAGCAGTTTTTACTTCTGATGCTTCAACAGGAGCTTCCTCTTCAACTTCAACTTCCGCTTCAGGTGCTTCTGGCATTTCTTCCTCTTTTTCTTCCATCTCTTTGATCTCAGCAATTACTCCTTCTTCAATAACTACTAAAATACGTCCATCTTCCAATTCGTATTCTCCTACTGGAACAGGAATCTTTTGTTCGTCCTCTGTTACAATGAATACAGGTGCATCCATTTCAAACGCATCAGCTTCAAAGATGGTAACTCCATCTACTAATTTGATTTGCTCTAAACTAACTTCCATTCCAAGAAGTGCTTTGATTTTGTTAATTGTGCTATTTTTCATTTTTTGTTTTTATTTAAATTTATCCTTGAATTCCTTTAAGGAATGTTTGTACAAGTTTCACTCCTTTATATAAACTGTCTAATTCCTTTTTTGCATCGCTATAAAGTGGAGTAGTTTTTGGGTCAATGCCTAACTCTTTTGCCTTTTTAGCAAAATCAATCATAGCTCCATCAACATCTGCAATCATTTTAATTGCATCATTTTCTTTCTTTATTAGAACAGCTTTTAATGCATCAACTTTACGAAATGTATCTCCATAAATATCTTTGTTCATTGATACCGCGTTACCGTATAGTTTAGGCAAATCAGTTGCACTTGCTAATTCTACTTGGTGTGATGCTAATTCAGTAACCTCGTTGATTGCTGATACTTTCTTAAATACTTCGTTTAAACCCATTGTTCTTTTTTTTATAAAACGTTTCTATTATATTTTTGTTGTATTTTTATCCGTTCTGACGCACGATAGTTCGTGTTCCGCCATTGACTGTTACCGTAACATTTTCAGTTCCTGTAATCGAACCTATGCCCTGTGCCTGTAAACTTCCATCACAACATTTCTTGGAGTATTTACCATCTTCACAAAGGCATCCTCTTCTGCTTCCTGCTTTGGGTGAAGAGTAACTTGGTGTTTTAAATTTTGCCATCTTATTTATTGTTTAACAGATTATTGAAAAGAACTTGGGTCTTTAAATGAATCTATAGTACCTAATATTTCTTTAGTCTTATTTAGATTTGATTTAATTACAGAATACATTGGTATTTCTTGAACATTCATTCCTAAATCTTTTGCTTTTACTTCTGCATTTTTTAATAACAAATCAATTTGAGAAGTGCTATCAACCAAAGATTTTCTTGATGCCATCATTTTAACAAATGGTTTACTTGCATTAGTTAAATAATCTTGATATGATTTCCAGCTATTATCAGCAGTTTTTAAATTTGAAATAATATTATCATTTACTTTTTTCAAATCATCTATTAAAGTAAGTTCTACTTTTTGACTTGCTAATTTAGCTTCTACCTTTGCAGTAATATCTGCAATAATTAATTCTTTAGTTGTTTTCATCTTCAATTATTATTTGTTTGATTTTTTCTAATAGGATATCCTCCTCAGTCATCTGTGACATTTCTAACTTGTCAGCAAAGTAACCTTCAATTGAGAATCCTTTTACTTTACCTTCCTTAACGTCTTTCCATACTTCATCGTTGTTCACCTTCATTGAAATCATCCAAGTTCCTTTCGGTAAACTGAATCCGTATTTAACAGATTTGTCGTGCTTTTCATCTTCAATAATCCACGATTCAACTACTGACATTCCTTTCAGTTTTTTGTCGTGTTCATAGGTAGCATTGTTCTGATTTGCGTTCATTAAAAATAACTCAGATGCTTTGCGTACCGTGTCCTCTGAAAAATAGATATAGTATTCTTCTTTCTTTTCGTTTACTCGGTAGATGTTTTTGTTTGGAATCAAAGCAGCACCCATTAAGATGCGTTTCTCTTGGTCAATCTCTTTTAACTCTACTTCGTGTTTTGATAGATGAATGAAGTTTTCCTCAATGGCAGGTGAATGTACCACTGAAACCGCGTCAATTCCGCTAAGTGAATCTTTTTCGTCAATTATTAATTCTATAATTTTCATAATATAAAAACGATTTATTGTACTAATGTTGCATTTTCAATTCTGTTTCTGTCTAATGACTGAGCAGATGTAACATCTCCAGACACTACATAGGCCTTCATCGGTTGTTGTTGAAGTTGTGATAACTGATTCAATCCTGAGTTACCTACAACGTTAAATGATGGGGACATCACAGAACCTGCTCCTGCTCCAGATGTTCCACCACCGCCACCTGCTGATGGAGTTGCACCACCATCGAATTTAGTATCCGAGATTTTTTTAACGTTAATTAAACCTGCTGTAATCGCTGCACCCATTGCAATGAAATTGAATGGAGGAGGAGCAGATGCCAATGCTGCATTCGCTGCTTTGTATGTATCAACTATTGCAGTCGCTATGTTTACTGCCTTTTGAATCTTGAATGCTTTCTCTTGTTGTTTTTTAGATTTACCAGCAAACAAAGTTGTGATGTCTGAAATCATTTGAAGAGAATCTTTCACCCCTTCAACAGTCATATCATTTTTCTTTTTTGCTAACTCTTTTTCTTTGTCTGATTGTTTCTTTTGGATAGCATCAATCTCATCTGCTTTTGCTTGTTCGATGATTGCTAACTGTTCTGCATTTCCTTCTGCTAATGTTTCGAGTGTAAAGTATTTTTGACGTACCAATTCGATTTGATACTCATCTTCAGTCATCCCTTTCTTGAGTCTATTCTGAAAGTTAACCTCATCAAGTTCTTCTATCTTTGCTTGAAGTTCTGCCTCTGCTGCAAGTTTAAGTTTTAAAGCCTCTGCCTCTGCAGCCTTCATTTTTTCCAACTCCTCTAATCGGTATTTCTCCTCTATTGCTGCAATGTCTTTTTGATGTGCAATGATAATGTCTTTGTCACTTTGATTTGCTGCATCTGCTTTAGCATAAAGTTCTTCATAATGATTATCTAAATCCTGAAGTTCTTTTTCTTTAGCACTTGTTATTTTGGATTGGCGTTCTGCTTCCTGTGCATCTTTATATGCAATAAGTTTTTCGTTGTATTCTTGTAAGATTCTTGCTTTTTCCTCCTCTTCATTTTCCGTGTTTTTAACAGAATCAGAACTGGCTTGTTTATCTATCTCTTTAATTTGTAATTTGAATCCAGCAAGTTCGTTTCTCATTACAACCAAAGCCGCCTTACTTTCTTTGATATCCTTTTGAGAATCCATTTTAGTTTGAGCAGGATCAAATAAGAATTTCGATGCTTGTTCAGAACCCCACTTACTAAGTTTAGTAATCTCAGAGTTCAAATCTAATGCAGTAATCTTTCCAAATCCTAAAGCCTCAGAAACTTTGTTTGCAGTTTTTAACACCATATCAATAGGTGTTACTAATAACCTAAGACCTACTGCTCCAAATTCAATTGCACCACGAATAATATTTTTCGTGATTTCATAGTTTCTTTTTGCTGCCTTGTATTCCAATTCAGCGGTAACTTCTTTTGATTTTATTTCCGCTTCAGATGTAGCAATAACTGTTTCGTATTGACCAATCTTTAATTTAAGGATTTCCTTCTCGGATTTACCTTGTAATTTTAAGACGTTATCTTGGTTATTTAATGTAGTGAGTTTAGCTCTTTCAACTTCAG